GCAGCGTCAATTAACGCGTCTTGTAAACCTTCCACATTGTTTGTGGCCATATACATCAATTTAAGTGGGTCATTGAAGTCCCCAATTGCACCACCTAATACTTGTAAATTAGCAGATAATTCTAATGCACCTTCAGGACTGAATACTTTTTCGGCAACCGCAGCGGTAGCTTCCATACTTGTCTTAAATTCAATTGATTTTTGAACCATTCTTGCTAAACCATCAACTCCTTTTTGGAATCCGTATTGATTTAACATTCCAATATTTGTGTTTAATGTTTCAGTTACTTTTTTTGAACTTAATCCTAACTCTAATGAACGTTGTCCTGTTCTTTCGACTGCATCGATAGTACTTTTAGCACCAATACCTACTTTTTCAAACTCAGGAATCATTTCCATCATTTTGGACATGTCACCTAAAAATGCCTGTCCTATTCTACCAACATCATATAATGTTTCTTGATTTAATACATTGAATCTTCCTGTTGTTTCTAATAATCTTGTGGCGGATATTGCTACGGTATCAAACGAAATACCTAATTTTACTAAATCTACGCCAGCGTTTGAAATTTGATTTCTAAAATCTTCGGATAATTTACCTGTTAAACTTGTTTTGGTGTTTATATCCTCTAATAACTTAGTTTGATTTTGATATTCGTTAGAAATTTCATTGACACCAGCACTAACTAATTTTAATGCCAATTCATCTGGTGTGGCAATCCCACCTCCCTTACCTGTTATAGCACCTATAACATTATCAACATTTACCGTTTTTGATATATCAGTATAATATTGACCTGATTGTTGTGAACCGGCAAATTTTGAAAGCATTCCGCCTATTCCTAAACCACTCTTATCACCACCTAAATTTTTACTACCTGAAACATACCCATCATACATGGACTTTGCTTCTTGATTTATTTGGGTTGTGGTTTTGTTCTTATCTCTTTCCTTATATACATCGTAATATGTTGTAAGAAAGGATGTCCACTTTTCCTGTTCAGCTAATGATTGTAAATCTTTTATTGATGCCATACATATAAATAGATTAGTCCGTATTTTCTATTTCCATAATGTAGTTTATATAGTATCTTCTAATATAAACTGGCATTGTTAAAATATCCCCATACGAGAATCCTTTTCTAACCAAATAATGTATCTCAGATAACTGATTTTTCTTATACTCCGTAGAAAGGGCGAAAAAAGTCAACCCCGAATCCAATAGTAAATTGGACTACTTCTCCTGACGGGGCGATTGCTTGTTGTGTTAGGTCAATTCCAGGTTTTACATCTGAAATGTATTTTCTAAAGTCTTGTGAATCTTTGATTGGAAGATTTTCAATGAAATTACGAGTATTCATCGGGTCTTTATTACCCTCAACCGATTTAATCATACCCTCAAGTTGTTTGGTAATAATTGGTGCGAAACCAACCCCATTCCAACTCTTATTCATATCACGAATATCATTTTCTTGTTTTTGTGTTAAAAACTTGAATGTAATGTGTATTTTGGATTTCTCCATAAAATAAGAATACTCACCGTTTGAATCTGCTTCTAAATCAAATGGTTTAAAGTTTAAACTACTTAAATCCACGTCCGCATCAAATTCTTCATTTGTTTTTGGGTCAACTAATCTAACCTTATAATCAGAACCAAAAGCAGTATTTCTTAGGAATATTAAAATTGCTTGTCTATCCTCTTCAACAATATCATCAACAACGATGTCTTTATCAATTACTTTTCTTTTCAAAAGTTCAGTAACAATTGCATTTGTTTGAATTAAATTTGGGGATGCTAAGATATTCTCATCAGCAGCAGTTAGATATGCAACTCTTAAAGATTTCTTATTATTTGGGTAATGAATACCTCTACTTGGTAATTCCACTACGTCATAAGCAATTCGTGGGTCAATTCTATATTCTTCCATATTGTAAGTTTAAACTATAACTATGAGAAAGTCAAGTTTTTGAGCAAACAAAAAACCGATAACCTATTAGACAGATTTACTAATTTGGTTACCGGTTCTTTAATAAAAATTGTTATATTAGAATACTTGGATACAACGGTCCATTCTCAAATTACAAGTAATTGTTGAGATTTCGTCTCTTGAATAATCAAGTTCACCAAAGTCTAAGTTTGTTAAGAATGTTCCTTGAAGAATCCATTTCTCAACCACAACTCCAGTTGGGTCTAACATTTCAAGTTCAATGTCTTTCTTATAACCAGCAGCATATCCCATTCTACCTGTTACCGATTCAGCATGTAAACGGAACCATTCCATAAGAGCTTGAGATGCCGAAGGACCGATTGGGTCTCTAAAAGTCACTCTCAATTCTTCCCATGTAAATCTTCCTGCTACATATGTTGATGTATTTAAGAATTGGATTTCTGTTGAGTTAATTTTTGCTTTAGGTCTAGCTGCGGAACTTACAAACCATTCATTGATACCCAATGATGAAGGGAAACGAAGAATAAATCTATTCTGTCTTTTCGGTTCGTAAGGAACCGGCATTTTCATTAGTAAATCTGCCATTTTGTGTTAGTTAATTTTTTTGTTATTTTTACTTCTTATAAATATATCTTAAATAGAAAATAAATTATTTATTGGTTCCAACTTGACTTTATCAAAAATTTTTCGTAGTTTTTTACAAAATCCTCCAGTATCTAGTTCCAGTATAAATAATATTTCTAGTCTTATTTAATATAATATAAATACTAGTCTAGAATATTCTAGTTTTAAATAATATAATATCTAGTATATTATACTAGTATACTGGGTAAATAAAACAATTTTCCAATTATATTAAAATGTTCCACGTGGAACGTTCCTCAATAAAAAAAGGGAGTCGAAAGACTCCCTTCTTCTTTTTTATATCTCCTTTTAGATTAGATATTCTCAAATGAAGCACCTGTTGGTGTAATTACGAATTCTAAGTCAATGAATTCAAGAGAACGAGTAGGTTTAACATAAATCTTACCTCTCAATGTGTTAGCGTCTATATCTTCAGGGTCACTTGAAACAGTTACCTTAAATTCATATAAACCTCTTTCTTTCTTAATTGATTCTAAAATTGGGTTAACCAATCTCAAGAATTCTTGTCTTACTTGTTCGTCATTTTGTTCAAATAATAATCTAACCGCAACAGCTGAAATTAACTTTCTTGCTCTTAATAATAATCTTCTTACGTTGATTCTATCTAATGCAGACTCTCTAACTTGTAACGTTTTGTTACCCCAAATAATAGTACCCGTATCAGAGAATGTTGCAATTGGGTTAATTCTGTTCTTATATAATGTATCTCTTTCATCCAAAGTAAGTTTTTTCTTCGCTTTGATTGCGTTTACTAAACCTCTTGAATAACCAGCCACCGCGAACCAAGGATAAGAAACATTGTCAGTTAATGCTATATTCTTTAATACCTCACCTGTTGGTGGAATGTAAAGTTGAGTTGCATTATCTGTATCTCTTACTTGAATCCAAGGCCAGTAAGTTGCCGAGTAGTTAGAGTCAATTGCTAAATCATCAAGATATGAAGTAACCGTATCTGAACTATCAACGTTTGGTGCCGATATGATATATAACGAATCCGCTCTATCATTTTCAACCATATCAATTGCTTGACTTGTTAATGATGAGTGGTCATAGAAGTTAATACCAGGTGTTGCAAATACGTTAATATCAACAGCTTCAGGATTTGCAAATGTTTGAATACCATCATAATATGCGTAATAATCTGAATTACCCGCAGAAGTACTAAACACACCCCCATTGTCAGTATTACCTGTTATATATGTTGTTTTACCAAAAATAAATTGGTCACCGTATGTTCTTGTTTGTCTATAGATATCCCAACCATCAAACCCACCACCTACAGCAAATGTGAATTTACGATAGTTAATGTTAGTTAATTTGTTAGCATCTCCACCTGTTTGACCTTCTAAGTCGTATGGTGTACATTGATATGTTGTACTTGTTATACTTGACGCATTTGTTGATAAGTGGAAACCATTAGTTTCACCTGACGCACCTGTACCTTTGTACTTAAATAAGTCAGCATCATGTTGATATCCTTCTTGAGTTGATAATCCTAAAGACACTTTCTTAACTTTATCACCACTTGACGTTGTACCAGAGAACGTTGCACCTGAGTAAATTACATCACCAGCATCAAAATATTTCACTTTATAGTTAACTGAACCTAAAGTTGTTGAACCTGATAATGTAGCAGATGTGAATCCTTTAAATCCTGCAGGGAAAGCATCTGTTGGGTGATTATCTGTCATTGCTAACATGATATATTTTGAACGTAATTCATATTCACCGTCAGATGTACCAATTTTTCTTGCCACATAACCTGGCATATCAGGGTTCATTGAACATCTTGTAAATTTCTCAAGTATTACTTGGTTTTCGTCAGTATCATTGAAATCACGTACAATTAAATCAAATTCACCCGTTTCCAAGTTTATATTTTGTACCGTAATTTTTACTTGACTGTTTGAAGAGTCTCCATCTGAAATTGTAATAACATCAAATAAATCAGACACTTGACCACCTCGTACTTCCGACACTACTGTTGGTGAAGCTGCCGTTTTCCATTGAGTTAGGTAATTGTTTGCCTCTAAATTGTATACCATTGTTGAGCTTAATCCTGTCAAGTTACCTTGTTTGTAAGCCGATTCAACGAAATTTGGATACACTTCATGAACGTATAAAGGAAAATCTTCTCTATTTTTATCAAATACACTCGTACCTAAAACTTTAGTAATATATTTTGGAGACGTTGTATCTAATGAACATGTGAATGATTTAACACCTGTAGTTCCTGTTACACTTAATGTGAATTCAGCTAATGGGTTTACAGTTACACCTGTGTCTGAAATTGCAACACTTGTGTTTCCTGTAACTTCATGAGTCAATACAACACCGTTATAATAACCTCTTGACCTAAGAGATACTACAACTTTATTATTATAGTTAGAATCTGCACTTATTGTTTTAATTCCGAATGTCTTGTAAGGTTTGTAACCTGTTAAACCAAGAATTCTTGTAACAAATAATTGGTTTGATTCTTGTAAATAAGATTTAGCTACATAAGGTAATTCGTATTTAGGATTGTTTGCACCATCTTTTTCAGGTGAAGTCCCACCAAAATACGTTTTGAATTCGTCGAAACCACCTATTAAAATTGGTTCAAATGCTGGACCTTTTAAAGTCTCACCCACTAAACCAAGTGTAGTTACTCCGACACTTTGAGCCACGAATGTAAGATCCTTCTCTGATGTGTAAACACCTGGAGACACGAATACTCTGTTTGAATTTGCCATCGATTGTTGTTTGGTTAATTATTTTTATTAGTTATTCTATAAATATCTTTGTTTTTAGCAAAGATTTCCGTACTTTTCTTAAAAAAGATAGTAAATTATCCTTTTTTATCTTTATTTATCTTTTACTATGGATAACAATACTAAAAACGTAAAAATCAGCGAAAAACACCACGAGATGTTAAAAAACCATTGTGATAAGAATGGGTTAAAAATTTATAAAGTTTTGGAAAAATTTATAGAGGATTTATGTAAACCAAAAAAGAAGGACATTTATGGTGAAGATTAGTATAGATATGTGATACCAATTCTTGAACCTATAACCGGAGTACCTAATATTGTAATTTCCTGATTTCCCGTTATTTCAAATCCTTGTCCTTCTTCTTCCACAAGACCGTTAATATCCAATGTAACCACACTATTGATATTATTATACGTGTTAAACACGGGGTCTCCTCCTGAATATGTAAAATATTCGGTTGTTACTTGAATTAGTTTACCGTAGTTATCGATAATAACACTATTTCTACCCTTATAATATGAAATAACAATTGTACTACCCTCTAATGGAGCTTCGGCAAACGTAACTTTGGATGTATATGCAACATGGAAATAATCCACATCTCGTTCTTGTAATAGACCATTTATCGTCACACTAAATAAAGTTCCAATACTTTCACCCACACTAAATTGTGTCTGCATCCCATCTCCTGTAAAGGACATCACGGTAATATCGATAGCCTTACTTACATATTTCTTTCTTCCTGCACCCTCTTTTGCAAATTCATTCATTAAGAAAAATCTACTAATCGCTGGCTTCACCTCAAATTCTTCCGAATCAATTAAGAAACCTAACATTGTAAAGGTATATTTCTGCATGTAAAATCTACGACCATCTAATGTATCCATTGGTGTATTGTCTTCCACTCTGTCCATTACAATTGGAATATAATGACCCTTTACTTGGGTATAATCTTGTCTTGAAGAGAAGTTCTGTAATACGACTTTACTGAATTTATTTAAATCTCTGAATTTATTACAAGCAACATAAACTTCATATGTGATATCCACAGGTACGGGTTGGGGTATCTTATATACGTCGGCACCCATTTGAGTACCGTTCCAAGTTGGGACAGATGCATAATAGAATTGATGTCTGTCGGGTATTGTACGTTGTACTGATGGGTTTGTACCTGGTTGTACGTCAGGTTTTCTTACAATTGAAACAAACGGTAACATCGGATTTCCATCCTCATCTGAAAATTCCCAATTATTTGAGAATTCACCCCATCTTTGTACCGTTAATATTTTTTTAATTACGGGTATTTTTTTACCGTCAGCAACTACATTAAAATTTTTCTGAACATAATCCAAAAACCCACCGTCCAAGTCATCGTGTAATATAGAATCAGGAAGAAATGTGTCCGACTTTGTTATTTTATCTAACAATTCTTGTCTTCTCTCCGTTAATTCTTTACCAGTATAAACCGAAATGTTCGTTTTTCTTTTAGGTACTCCCATATTATATTCCTCTAAATTGATTATCTTGAACAGGTACACATAAAATAGACCTGTAATATGGTTTATAACCAAACATATTATGTTTATTATCTGATGTTACTCTACCATCATTGGTTACTTGATAGTATCTTGTTCTTGTTTCAGACTCAGGGTAACCAATATAATCACCGTATCTAATATCTACTTTTAATTCTTCTAAATGTTTTATATAAACCGACAATGCCATATTACCCGGTTCCAAATATCTCATTAACCCTCCATTATATGATGAATTCTTTGGTTCTTCAATTTTAACTAACGCATTAAATTCCACAGGAGGGAAAAATTTAGTTTGGTCAACCCCAACTTCCGCATAGATTGAATCCGTGTCCGTTTTTTCTCTATCAACACGATAAAGAACCAATTTCATATTCAAATCTCCGTGAAGATATTCTTGACCTATTTGAATGTTTAAGTCAAAATCGTCTTGGGAAAGGAATTTACCTAATCTTGTAATCGGTAGTTTATTGTTCATATCCTAATAAATAGTTTAATATTACATTCTAATTATTTATATTTTAGTATGGAAACTAAGATTCCCGAAATTGAGGCAAGAAATATTCTTTCAACATACGAAGGTTCTAACAATCAACTGTTAGAATGGAAAAGAAAATTTATAGACGTTAAGAACTTTAAACTTACTCGTCCACAGGCGGAGTATGTTCAAAAATATCATAATGTTAATCCAAAGGTTGCAAGAAAGTATATCAGTATAGTTTCTACTTTTGGTGAGAAGATTCAAGAAGATAGGTTATTACCTACGGCGCCACAAAAAATATGGTGTGAAAAATTGTTATGTGAATCAGATAAAGCGTACCATATTTGGGGTAAAATATTAGATGGTGAACAATTAAATGCAATGTGGTTACCTAAGGCTGCGGTTGTTCAAGAAGAAAAGAAGTTAAATAGAGTAATTGATTATTCAAAATATAAAGAAAGACCTCCAATGGAACACCAAAAAGTTGCCATTGAAAAATTATTAGCAAACGATAAGTTTATTCTTGCGGATGATATGGGTCTTGGTAAAACAACATCTGCGGTAATTGGGGCGTTAGAAAGTAATGCCAGAAAAATTCTGATAGTGTGTCCCGCATCATTGAAAATTAACTGGCAAAGAGAGATTTCAAATTATTCTGACAGACGTGTGTTAATTGTTGAAGGTCGTAAGTGGGGTTCCACCTTTGATTTCTATATTATCAATTATGATATTATTAAAAATTACCACACGACAGATAAGAGTGAAGATAGTGAAGATTATAAATTATTAGTCCACGCTAATTTTGATTTAGCAATTGTGGATGAGGCTCATTATATTTCAAACGCGACTGCCAATAGAACTCGTTTGTTAAATGATGTTCTTGAAACTATACCTAAGGTTTGGTTATTAACAGGAACACCGATGACTTCAAGACCGATTAACTATTTTAACCTATTGAAAATCGTTGATTCACCATTGACATTGAATTGGCAATCATATGTTCGTCGTTATTGCGCGGGATATCAATTTAGAGTTGGTCAGAGAAAAGTATGGAACACGAGTGGTGCAAGTAATTTAGATGAATTAAGAGAGAGAACAAAAAATGTGGTGTTGAGAAGAATGAAAACAGATATTCTTGATTTACCTGAAAAAATAGTTACACCCGTATTTGTCGAATTGAATAGTAAAATGTATGATGAGGAGTTAGACGACTTCACTCGTATTAGTAACGACAATAAAGATTCAGAAACAATTACCGTTACATTGAATCGTTTAATGAGAATTAGACAACTTATTGCGTATGAGAAAATACCTTACACTTGTGAGATTATAGATAGATGTTTAGAACAAGGTAAGAAAGTTATTGTGTTAACTAACTTTACGATGACTCTTGATATGTTACATGAGAAATATAAAAAGAACTCAGTTACATTAGATGGTCGTATGCACAAAGATAGAAGACAAGAAAATGTTGACCGTTTTCAAAATGACGATAAGATAAAGGTGTTCATTGGTAACATTAAAGCTGCCGGTGTTGGTATTACTTTAACTGCAGCGGAAGTTGTTATTATGAATGACTTATCCTTTGTACCGGCCGACCATTCACAAGGTGAAGACCGTGCATATAGATATGGACAAAAGAATAGTGTTCTTGTCTATTATCCTGTAT